AACCTGACCTATTCAGACCAGGACGGCGTGCAGATGCTGAACATGCCCTTCATTGCAGTTCCGACCAGTTCGGGCAATGATGAGCTGAGTCTCGCCTACACCTGATCACGTGGCCTTTGTTCTCAAGCAGTCCGACACCTACACCTGGCCGGTCGCCTTTGACGTTCCTGTTGACGGCGGCCGCCACGAACGGCAAACATTCGACGGTGAGTTCAAACGCCTACCGCAAAGCAAAGTTGGCCCGATGGTGGCTGAACTGCAACGCCTTGAGGATCTTGGTGATCTTGACCGGATTACCGAAATTGCGAGCGGCGTGCTGGTCGGTTGGTCCGGCATCAACGACGATGCCGGCAAAGAAATCCCCTTCAGCCAAAAGGCACTGGATCAGCTGCTCGAGGTGCCCTTCCTTGCAGTTGCCGTGCTCAAGGCTTACATGGACAGCCTGAAGGGAGCCAAGAGAAAAAACTGACAGAGGCCGCTGAGTATTGGGCCGGCGGCGGCGTGGTTGACGATACGCAGTCCGATGCGGCGGCCTTTGGCTTGGCATTGCCCGAGCAAACAGTCGAACATTTTGAGGTATGGGAGGAGAACTGGCCGGCGGTTGAAATGTTCCTGCGATGTCAGACGCAGTGGCGCACCACGATGAACGGTTTGCTGGGCCTCGATTACGGGGCTGTGGCGTGGCTCCTTAGACTGTATGAAGTGGAAGACCCGCGCGCGCTGCTGGAGGATTTGCAGGTCATGGAAGCAGCGGCACTGATGTTCTTGCAGGAGCGGAGCGGCTGACATGAACCTCGACGCACTGCTGCGGATCAAGGCGGACGTTCAAGGCGAAAACAACATTCGCCGGCTTGGCAACTCCATGCAGGGCCTACAGGGCCAAGCCAAGAACGCTGCAATGGGGTTTAACAGCCTGAAGGGTGCTGTGGCCGGTTTTGGTGCAGCTATCGCCGGCAGTGCGATCGTCGGTGGGTTGTCGGCAATCGTGAAAAAATCGATCGATGCTGGCGACGAACTGTTCAACCTGCAGGCAAAAACAGGTGTTGCCGCAAATGCGCTGATCGGTATCGGCAACGCGGCCAAGCTGGCTGACGTGGACATGGCGACCCTTGGCAAGGGTTTGACCAAGCTCAACATCAACCTGGTGAAGGCTGCCGAGGGCAACGACGATCTAGCGCGCAAGTTCCAAGCGCTAGGCGTCAACGTCAAGGATGCGAACGGCCAAGTGGTGCCGGCTGATCAGGCGCTTAAGCAGATTGCCGATCGCTTTGCCGACATGCCGGACGGCGCGCAGAAGGCCGCGGCCGCTGTGGCACTGTTCGGCAAGTCAGGCGCCGATCTGATTCCGCTGCTCAATGAAGGGGCTGCAGCGATGGATGAGTTCACCTTCAAGGTGAGCGAAGATTTTGCGGCGCGCTCTGATCTGTTCAACGACACGATCACAGAGCTTGGCATCAAGGCGCAGGGCTTCGGCATGGAACTGACCGATGCGCTGCTGCCTGCCCTGCAGTCGATCCTTGAGGTGTTTGGCGACCTGTTTGACACCGAACAGGATTGGACGGTTTTATTTGAGGTGATCAAGGGTGGCCTGCGCGTGGTTGCAACGGCGCTCTATGCGACGGTCAAGCTGGTCGATCAGTTCCTAAAGGCATGGGGCGCGACGTTTGACGCGCTTAACAAGGCAAGGCAAGGCGACTTTGCCGGCGCCGGCCGGGCACTGTATCAAGGGCTGTCACAGGGCATTGAACAGGCAAGGCGGGATTTCCAGCAGATCCAAAAGATCTGGACTGATGCGCCGTCACCAGGTACTGGCCTGCGCCGCGGCGGCACCGCCATGGACCTAGACACGACTGACGCAGATAGGCGCGCAGCATCTGAAGCGGCCAAGCGTGCAGCTGAAGCCAAGCGTGCTGCCAGCGAGCAGGAGCGGCTCGAGCAGCGGCGAAATGAGCTAGGGCAGCAAGCGCTTGATCTGCAGCAGCAGCTGCGGCGCAGCGTTGAGGATGTGAACGCTGCTTATGCGGGTGTGGGCGCCGATCCTGTGACTGACTTATTTCAGCAGCGTGAAGCCGCAGTTATAGAAAGTAACCGGCAAATAAGCGACTTAACCAAAAAGGTGAAAGATCTAGTTGTAGAAATGGACAAAGCTGGTGGTGACATTGACATAAAACCTCTCGTTAAGCTGATAAATGAATTGTCGGTCGCTAATGCATCGCTTGCAGACAAGCAGTACACGCAAGGTCTAATCGACCTGCTGCCAGCCTTGCAGGAATACGACGACAAGATCGCGGAGGTGGTGCGCGGCAAGGTGCAACTAACCGAGCTGGAAAAACTCAATGCGCAGATCAGCCAGCTGCAGCTTGACATCCTTGCTCAAGCCAACCCGTTGTTGGCTCAGCAAATTGCACTCCTGCGCGAACGCGCTGCTGCGCTGGATGCTGCAACCAAAAAGCAAGAAGACAACAGCAAGAGCTTTGGCACGCAGTTCCGCGACACCTTCAAGCAGGCTTATGACTCGGCCACCAACCTTGGCGCCAACCTTGCAAACATTGCCAGCAACGGGATCGATGGTCTGACGAACGCCATCGTGGAATTTGCCTCGACCGGCAAGGCGTCTTTCAAGGAGTTTGCCGCCTCGGTGTTGAAGGATCTTGGCGCAATGTTGATCAAGTTCTCGATCTTTAAGGCTGTAGGCGCCATCTTCCCTGGCTTGAAACTTGGCGGCGCCTTTGCAAATGGCGGCGTGATGACGGCAAGCGGCCCGGCACCGCTCAAGCGTTACAGCCAAGGCGGCATTGCCAACCGCCCCCAGCTGGCGCTCTACGGCGAGGGCAGCAAGCCTGAGGCCTATGTGCCTCTGCCTGATGGCCGCCGCATCCCTGTGGCGCTGCAGGGCCAAGACAAGATGCGCGAAGTAATGGGTGCCGGCCCGGCGCAGGGCGCTACCAGCCCGGTGCTCAACATGAGCTTTCAGAGCACCAACATTGGCGGCGTCGAATACGTGAGCCGCGACCAACTGGAAGCTGCCATGGCTGAAACCAGGCGAGCCGCATCCCGCGATGGCGCACGCCGTGGCATGTCGATGACTCTCGATAAACTGCAGCAGAGCCCATCGACCCGAACCCGTGTGGGGCTGCGCTGATGGCTGAACAGTTTCCAGGGATTAAGCCGACCAGCCGAAGCTTCAAGCTTGGCGCGTTTCCGGTGAAGACTTACCGGGCGTTGTCGGGTGCAACGGTCAAGCGCGCTTTTGGTAACCGGGCCACCAGCTATGAGCTGCAGCTCAGCTACGACAACATTTCAGACGACACCACTTCACAACTGCTGGCGCATTACAACGGCAGCAGCGGCGGCTTTGAGCGCTTCACGCTGCCGAACGACCTGTTTGCCGGCATGAACGATACGCTGCGCGGCTACATCCAAAGCCCAGCCAGCATTAAGTGGGAGTATGCAGAACCGCCTGATGTGCAGTCGGTGTTTACTGGCCGCAGCCGCGTTTCAATCACGCTGCTTGGGGAGCTTGACTACTGATGGCTGAGCTGCGGATTTGTCAGTTCTTTAAGCTGCGCACGACTGACGGCGTTACCCACCGCTATCAGAACTACTTCATCGGCCAAAACGCCTCGCTGCAAAGCGAAAGCTATGCCTTTGCGCCGTTTCGTGCCGAGGGTGCAATGGCCACGCTGAATGGCGAAAACGCGCAGTTGCAAGTGCTGTTCCCGCATGTTGACTTTGCGCTGGTGCTGGTCGAATCGGGCAACGGCAACCGGCTGAGCGAGCTTGAGCTGACAACCGCATGGCTCAACGCTGTTGGCATTATCACCAACACCACCACCGACTATTACATCGGCGTCGGCGCCAGCTTCAATGACACCACGATTGAGCTGCGGTTCCGTTCTGCGATTGACAGTGTTGGCTCGAACTTTCCCGGCCGCACACTGACCCGCGAAATGGTGGGACCACTGCCGCTTAACAGCGAGCTATACCTGCGATGAACGATCTGGTTGGACTGCGCTATGGCTGGGGGCATTGGCCCGGTGACGGCAGCGGCTGCACCGACTGTTTTCAGCTGGTATGCGAGGTGCGCGACCGGCTCGGACTGAGTGACTACCGCGACCGTTTTGCTTGGGTCTACCAGCGCTACAGCGAAGACACCTTCCCGCGCCGACTGCTGGCTCGCTGGCTGCTGCAGCATGGCAACCGCCTGCAGGCGCCGTGGCATGGCGCTGTGGCGCTGCTGCCGGCTGCGGCCGGTGGCGCCTTGGGAATCTGCGTTGAGAACCGAGCTATCTTCCTCGGGCCGGGGCAGAATGTTGTTCAGGCTTCCCTGCCGCAGGGCGTAGGGGCGTTCTTCTGGATGGTGCGATGACGCGGAAGCTCCTCCCCTACGAATACGAACTAATTCGTGCGCTCAAGGTTTCCAAAGAGGAGTATCTCGACTTCCTCTCGGCGCAGCACGATTTCACACGCTCGCCTGAGGAGAAGCTGGAAGAGCTACAGGGTGAGGTTGTCAGCATTGTGCTGGCAGTGGTCGGCATTTTGTTTTCGGTTGCCAGCTCCCTGCTGACGCCTAAGCCGGAAATACCGGAGCAGCGCAATCAGCGTCAGCGCCGTGATCAGGTGTTCGCGCCACGGTTCGGCTTCAACTCACAGCAGGAGCTGGCGAAGTACGGCGACCCGGTGAACTTGGTCTACTGCAACGTGGACGACAACCCGACCGGCGGCGTGCGCGTGGCGAGCTCGCTGGTGTGGTCCGCTGTCCACAGCGAGGGCTCGAGCCAGTTCATGCAGATGCTGGTGGCGATCGGCGCCTCCGACATTCAGCGCATCGGACCCGGCCGGATTGCGTTCGGCCAGACCCCGATCCGTCAGCTGGCAGCCGGCAAGACCTGGGCGTATTTCGGCGCCAACCGCCCGCTGCAGTTCTCCGACCTGATCCGCGGCGATGACAACGACCCGACGCGCATCGGCGAGGCGGCCAGCAGCATCGCCTACCGGCCGACGCTGATCGGCGACAACCATCAGGACGGCTTCAGCCAAGCCTTCTCGCCGAGCACCATGACGCGGTTCGGTGTCTTTGCGCCGATCCCGATCAACGTGGTCTACATCGACCGCGATGAGGACGGCGAGGAGAAGGACGCACCGCTCGGCGTGGAGATCGACGGGCTGGAGAGCTACTGGCCGCTCAACGTGCTGAATGACGCGCGCCCGGTGGTGCCTGTCGGGCAGCGCATGACGCTGGTGTTTCGCCGCATCACATCCGGCGGCAGCGACACTGGGCGCGCCGCCAAGGAGCTGCGCCGCACGCTCTCGAGCTACATCGACGCGGCCAGCACCTACAAGCTCGGCAGCGCGAAGTTCCGCGTGGCGGCACCGATCAAGAACGTGGAGCTGGAAGACGGCGCCATGCGCGTCTCCATGGAGTGCATCGAGGCTGGCATCTGCCCGGCTGAGGACTACGGCACCGAGGACTTCAAAAAGAACGGCCGCGAAGCACAGCGCGAGATCGTTCAGCTGCAGGGTGAAATTGATGAGCTGGACCGGTTGCTGACGCTGAATGAGCCGATTTTTCTGCCTGGCTTTGCTGATGCGGCCAATGCACGGCTTGAGGAGCTGCGCACACGCAAGCAGCAACTGGCCGACCTGACCGACCGTCAGTGGACCGACGCCGAACTGGAAGGAATCTTGGACGGCAGCATTGCGGTGGATGGACCTGTGCGCAGAGCTGCCGATGTGCTCGACAAAGCTAGAGACGAAAGGCGCGATCTCCAATATCAAATTGATGATCAGCTTGAGCTTCCAAAGAACGAAAGAACAAAAACGCCAGAGCAAATTAACCAGCTGAAGATCCGATTGATAGACGCCAACAAGGCAATCAAAAAAGCCCAAGCGCGCCTAGATCGACGCATTGAACGTTACGGCTTGGCTGATAAAGTCTACGACTGGAACTACAGAGGTGATCGTCCGCGAACGGCAAAAGAAGAACGCGCCTGGATTATTGATACTGAAAAGGACATTCTTAATAGCCTGTATCAACGTGCGGCAGAGGCCGGAAACCTCAACCAAAACGCAATGGATCTGCGCAACGCAGCATGGCGCGACCAAAAAAACCAAAAGCAGCAGCGCATCGACTACCTCACCCGCTACCTTGAAAACCCGAACAGCTGGAACGACTACTTCAACACCAAGTGTCTGGTGAAGATGGAGGAGGCCGGCTACGAAACGATCACCGAGTGCCGCGTGGTGGACTTCGCGCTGAAGGCCAAGGTGTTCAAGCGCATCCAGGGCCGTGCGCCGAAGTACGGCAAGGAGAAGGTTGAGCGGTTCCGCGACAGCGACAACGGCACCAAGGTGCGCGCGGCCTTCTTCTGGCTGCGCTACCGCCGCTCCGGCGCAGAGTGGAGCCGTCTGCCCTACATCTTCGCCGTGCGCCGCGGCGCCGACGTGGACAACTTCATGTCGCTGAAGTTCGTGGCAGGCGACAACATCGGCAACTGGCAGTTCCGCTTCGATCCGATCGCCGAGACTGCTGCCGAGATGCAGCTCCACGGCTTCGCTGACTTCGCCTACATCGAGAACAGCGGCGACACCCAGATCATCCCCGGACCGGCCGGCGGGCAGTTCACCTTCCTCGGCAGCATCCGCGAACGCCGAGGCTTGAGGCCGCCGATCAACGTCAACCCCTACGAGGTGGACGAGTGGGGGCTGTTCTCCATGCGCTCCGACACGCAGACCAGCTTCAGCTTTGAAGGTGGTCCTGAGTTCTCGATCAGCGCCGTCACCGAGCAGCGCATCGAGTCCTTCAGCAACTACCCCAACCTCTACAGCGGGCTCACCCTGCTGGGCTTCAACGCCTACAGCGGTCAAGGCATCCAGGACCTGCGCTCGCTGTCGGTGTTCACGCTGGAGGGCAAGAAGCTGCGCCGCCTGCGGGATGACGGCAGCTATCCAAGCGAGCCGGACGGCAGCAGCAGTTACGCGCCCGACATCTTTCTCGACACCATTCTCGACACGCAGAACGGCATCGGCCGATTCGCAAAAATCGGCGGCGTCGACCTACAAGCTTTGGCGATGGCCAAAAAGTTCTGCCGGCAGAACGGCCTATTCATGGATGCGGTGATTGCCGACCAAGTGCCATGGCGTCAGTTTTGGGCCGAGGTCGCCCCGTTTTCGCTACTTGAGCTTGGCCGTGTTGGCGGCCGCGAAACACTTGTGCCTGCAGTGCCAGTTGACGGCGCTGGCAACATTACCCGTTCCGTGCCAATAACTGCATTGTTTAACCAAGGCAACATCCTTGAGGACAGTTACCGCGAGGAGTTCATCGACTTTGGCAGCAACGTGCAGGATCTAATCGCCTCAGTGATCTATCGCGACACCGAGACCGATGGCGTGTTCCCGCGCAATCGCAGTGTCGAGGTAAGCCGGTCAGATGTGACTGAAGCCAATGCCGTTCGCCAGACCTTCGACATCTCGCAGTATGTGACCAACCGCAGCCAGGCGATCCTGTTCGGCAAACTGCTCTGCAACCAACGGCGCCATATCCGCCGCGCGATCGAGTTCTCTACCTTCCCGACCGACAGCGTGCTGGAGCCCGGCAGCTACATCTACGTGGCGCTCGGCGAAAACCAGTGGGACCAAGTGAGTACCGGCGTGGTGGAAGCCGGCGGTGTGCTCAACACGCCGATCGGGCAGGTGCCCAACGGCAGCGATCTCAAGGCGTTGGTCTACGAGTCCGGCAGCGCGGTGGTGAGCGTGACGAGCGTGACCGTCACCAACGGCACCGCCACAGCGTTGGCGCCTTATGTTGGCCGTCTGTTCGTGCTCGGCACCACGATCACCCGTAAGCGGGTATTCCGGGTCACTGAAGTGCAAATGGATGAGGAGGGTGAAGTCAGCGTTAAGGCCATTGAACATCCGTGCGTTGAGTCGGGCTCGCAGACCTTGAGCCTGATCGCTGATTTCAGTGATAGTGGTTTCACTGTTCGCTAGCCTGACTTAAGACTGGGTCGCCGTTCATGGGCTTTTACACAGGCCGCACGGGCAAGCTGGAGTTTTGGGACGGCGCGGCCTACAAACCCGTGGCGAAGATCCGCGACTGGTCGGTGGAGACCAGCGTGGAGCTGCTGAGCACCACCGCGATCGACAGCACCGCCGCAACATTCACGCCTGGCCTGAAGTCCGCAAGCGGGTCAGCGACGCTGCTCTACTACCGCCTCGAGGCCGGCGAGTCGGCCACGCTGGCGCAGTTCACCGCACTGCTCGGCAAGGTGCAGAAGGTGGGCGCTGTCACCGAGACCGATCGCGTCAAGCTGCGCCTGCGCGTCAGCGATGACGCTGCCGATGATCTGGAGTTCTTCGCCTACATCACCTCCGCGCAGGTTGGCGTCAGCACCGGCGAGCTGGTGACCGTGCCGATCCAGTTCTCGGTCGATGGCGACTTCCTCGCTGGCGGCGTGATCGCATGACCTTTTTCCTCGGCACCAAGGGGAACGTCAGGCTGAAGCGCGGCAGTTCCGTGCTGATGGGTGAGCTCAGCGAAAGCATCAGCCCAGACGACGTGAACACCGATCTGGAGCGACTGAGTTTCGATAGCGCTCTCGACAATCTGATCACCGGCGATCGCGTCTCGATCACGACCAACGACCCGCGCGGCCTGATCTGCTTTGCCGCTTCGGCATGGAACGAAGGCGCGGTGCAGGACAACATCTCGGCGTTCGTCAACGTCAACGGCGCAGGAGGCTTGCGGTTTTTCCGCACCTTCCAAGATGCGGTGAACAACACGCGAGCAAACGAGCTCTCGCTTGCCAGCTTTGCGGCGCCTGCTCTGCCGGTTCAGGTGTCCGTCAAGGATGCCACCTACAACGTGCTCGGCAACGTCATCGACTACACGCTGGCGACCGATCGAGAGGCGATCGACGCCACATCGCTCAGCGACAAGTTCCGCCAGCTCTACAGCGCCGGCATCCTGAGCGGCAGCGGCTCGATCATTTGCGCCTTCGACTACACCAGCTCCGGCGTAACCGAAACGCCGCTGCTGATGCTGCAGCTGATCCAACGCCTCGACATCGGCAGCGAGTTTGATTGCGCTCTCTATCTGACGGACAAGAGCGTCGATGCCACTGTTGATTCCGTCTTCTACGATTTCACGGCGATGATCACCAAAGCCGGCGTTGAAGTACGTGCTGGTGACATCATCAACTGCACCGTAGATTTCGTCACTACCGGTGAGATCAGGCTGCAGGTCGGTCAGCCATCCGGTTATGTACTCAAGGAAGACGACGACAAGATCAAGCTGGAGCAGTCGCTTGAGTTCTTGCTGACTGAAACCGAGGACTAACATGGGCTCTAGCAGTGGTGCCCTTGGAGGCTGAGCCTTGGCTGACCAGCGCATAACCCAGCTCACGGCACTGCCGAAGGCCTCGGTGGCAGCCACCGATGTGCTGCCCATTGCCGATATTTCGGCATCGCAGACGAAGAAGGTCACCGCCAAGGATCTGGTCGATGCCGGCCTCGATCTGGTCGATGCCGCGTCGATCGATCTCAACAAGCTGGATCAGACCAGCACCACCAAGCTCGGCACCGCCGCGCTGGCAAATGATGCCGTCACAGCGGCCAAGCTCGCCGACAACAGCTCGGTGGCGATCAGCGCCTCGGCGCCCGTTTCTGACAACTTCGACGGCCGCGGCTGGGTCAACAGCGGCACCGGTGAGCTGCAGGTATACCGCTCCGGCGCCTACAGCGCGATCACCCCGGCGCTGGTCGATGGCTCCGTGACCACCGCCAAGCTGGCGGATGGCGCCGTCACCACGGCCAAGGCGAGCAACCTTGGCACGGCAGCACTGGCAAACGGTGCAGTCACCTACGCCAAGCTGCAGGACGTATCCGCCACCGACAAGCTGCTCGGCCGCAGCACCGCGGGCTCCGGCGACGTGGAGGAGATCACCTGCACCGCAGCAGGCCGTGCGTTGCTCGATGATGCCGACGCTGCAGCACAGCGCGCCACGCTCGGCCTCGGCACGCTCGCCACGCAGTCCGGCACCTTTTCGGGCACGTTCTCGGGCACCAGCTCCGGCACCAACACCGGCGACCAGACGATCACCCTGACGGGTGACGTTACCGGCTCCGGCACCGGCTCCTTCGCAGCCACGATTGCCAGCGGAGCGGTCACCGAGGCCAAGATCGGCAGCCTCGCCGTCACCACCGGCAAGGTGGCCGATGACGCGATCACAGCCGCCAAGCTGGCCGACAGCTCGGCTGCCGTTGTGGCCGCCACCGTACCTGCAGGGTCCGGCGCCTTCATCGGTCAGCAGTGGGTCAACACCGCCACCGCGATCGAATACACCTGGGACGGCACCACCTGGCTGCGGCAGGCATCGCTGAGCACGATCAGTTTCAGCGATACCAGCCCGCTGTCGTTCACGGTTGCCTACCCCGACGCCTACAGCGCGACCATCACCACCTCGATGGATCTGCAGTCGGCCAACCGCATCCTTGCGGGACCGACCACCGGATCCGACGCCGCACCTTCGTTCCGCGCGCTGGTGCCGTCAGATCTGCCCGACGCCACTGGCAGCACCAAGGGCATCATCCAGCCCGGCACCGGCCTGGCGATCACCAGCGGCACGCTCAACCACAGCAACAGCACCACCGCTGGCACCTACACGAAGCTGACGGTTGACGCGCAGGGTCACGTCACCAGCGGCACCACGCTGGCGGCGGCCGACATTCCGGCACTCGATGCCAGCAAGGTCACCACCGGCACCTTCGCCACAGCGCTGCTGGCTGACGATGCGGTGACCGCGGCCAAGATGGCCAACTACTCCACCGCGCAGATCGGCTCATCATTCCCAACAGCCGACTTCATCGGGCAATTCTTCTTGAATCCGCTGGAGCGCACCGTCTACATGTGGGACGGCAACGTCTGGCAGCCGGTGGGCATCACGGCCGGCACGGTGATCTTCGCCGGCACCTACAACGCCAACACCAACCAGATCGCTTCCGTCACCCCTGACGGCTCAGCGCTTGGCCTAAGCGTTGGCAACCCGCTGCCAGCAGCAAGCGCCAACAACCAAAACTATTTCGTCATCGTCAGCAACGCTGGCACCGGCACCAGCCCGGCGCCGACTGTGGCGATGCTGCCCCCTGATCTGATCCTTTCCACCGGCAGCTCGTGGGTGCGGATTGAGTCGTCCGACGCCTATGTCGCACAGGTAGCCACGCAGGTCTCCTTCACTCCTGCGGGTCAGATCGCCAGCACCAACGTGCAGGCTGCGATCGAGGAGGTGAGCAGCGAGTGCCGCAACGCCACCAACATCACCAGCGGTACGCTCGCGCCCACGGTCGGCGGCACAGGGCTCACCACCTACGCGAAGGGTGACCTGATCGCCGGATCCGGCACCAACACGCTGGCCAAGCTGACGGCGGGCACCAACGGCTACGTGCTGAAGGCGAACAGCGCCGCGGCCACAGGCCTCGAGTGGGCGGCCTATGACGCGCTGGTGACCGGCGGCGGCACCATGACCGGCAACCTGGAGATCGGCTCCAGCGCCGCGATCGTGTTTGAAGGCGCCACCGCCGACACCTACGAGACCACGCTCACTGTTACTGACCCCACCGCAGATCGCACGATCACGCTGCCAAACAACACCGGCACCGTCGCGCTCACCAGCGATCTGGATGATGGGACATTCTGATCCCGCCGCTAGTCTGAGTCGATAACTTCCGGCCTTGAAAGGAGGCGTTAAGGAATGGCACTGCAGCACCTGCGCTCTAGCACTGCAAACAAGCGCCCCACGCCGGCCGGGATGAGCGATGGCCAGCTGGCCATGAACACCAACAGCGGCAGCCCTGGCCTGTTCTTAAAGGACAGCAGCGGCGCGCTGGTGAAGGTGGGTCCGGTGCATGTTGGAGCCACAGCCCCTAACGCCAGCCCGGCCAGTGGTGGCCAGTCGGGCAACACCGTGGGCGAGCAGTGGCTGGACACCAGCGGCAGCACCTACGTGTTCAAGATCTGGGACGGCTCGGCATGGCGCAGTGAAGCCGGCGAGTTCGTGAACACCACCGGCGACGTGATGACCGGTGCGCTCGGCATTATCGCGGGCTCGGCTGGCAGCCCTGGGCTGTATGTGAGCGGGGACGCCAATACTGGGGTCTACTCACCGGGAGCTGATCAGCTAGCACTCGCGACAGGTGGCACTGGGCGGTTGTTTGTTGATGCGAGTGGACGAGTAATTGTCGGAGCGTCGTCTGCCGCTGTAGGCAACCCTCTTGAAGTAGTTGCCACATCCAACGGCAATGCCATTGCTGTTCGCGGCAGAAGCTCTGACAACTCGGGAAACATTACGTTCCATCCAAATGCCAGTAGCACTGAATATGCAAGGATCCAAGCAGAAAGCGATTCGTCATTGCGCTTCGGGACCGGATCTACCGGATCCGAACGCATGCGCCTGGACTCCAGTGGCCGCTTAGGTCTGGGGACTACGAGTGTTGCTGCCTTACTTCATTTGAACGGCGGCAGCGCAGCTTTACCGGTCACATCTGGGACTACTCAAAGCGCTGGAAATAGGCTGCGTTTATCAACTGCAACTGGCTCAGGAATTCTTGATGTTGGGTGTGCAGGTGCTAGCGGAATGTGGTTGCAATCAACGGATTCTACTGATCTCTCAATTGAGTATCCGCTTTTGCTGAACCCGAACGGAGGGTCGGTAGGGATTGGCACTGCGAGCCCAGGATCGCCTCTCACAATCGAAAGCAATGCTGGCAACCAAATTAAGATCACATACCCGTCGATTGCTTCTTACTTTCTAAATGCAACATCTGGCGGTGACTTTGCAATCAATAAAGACGGCACAGAACGCGCCCGCATCGACAGCTCCGGCAGGTTGTTAGTTGGCACGTCTACTGCGCAGGGGGATTTCACGCTTCAGCTTCAAGGTGACGCTGCCGGCGCTACTGCTGCGGGCAGTATTTACCTGCGTCGCGGCCTCAATACAGCAGCTATTGGCGGCAACGTTGGTGCTGATCTTGGGTCGATTGATTTCGGTGCAAATGATGGCACGATTGCTGGTCGTATTGAATGCCTTTCTGACGCAACTTGGAGCAGCACGAGTGATACCCCAGGCCGTTTAGTGTTCTCCACTACCGCCGACGGAGCGAGCAGCCCGACGGAGCGGATGAGGATTAAGAGCGATGGCGTTACTAGCTTTGGGCAAGGCGCGACTGGACCAGGCTCTGGCGTTGCAGGAACACTTATAAATGCTGGTGACGGCGGGATACTTATCACTAACAATACGGCGCCTTTTCTGCGCTGTTACACGTTAAGTGGTGGCTTCCCTGACGCTCTTCAAATTGCAGCCAATGGCAACGTAACCAATGCCAATAACTCTTACGGCGCAATTTCCGATGCAAAGCTGAAGGAAAATATTGTCAATGCCAACTCCCAATGGGATGACCTGAAGGCTTTTCGGGTCCGAAATTACAATCTCAAAGAGGGGCAAACCCATACTCAGATCGGCCTTGTTGCCCAGGAAGCTGAACTTGTTTCTCCTGGCATTGTCAGCGAATCCCCCGACTGCGACGAAGACGGCAACGACCTTGGCACCGTCACCAAGAGCGTCAACTACTCGGTGCTCTACATGAAGGCAGTCAAGGCGCTGCAGGAAGCAATGGAGCGCATCGAGGCGCTCGAGGCGCGCATTGCAGCCGCCGGCATCTGATCTACCCTCAACCGCAACGGACACCACTCATGACCACCACCTTCACCTGGGCGATCGCCAACATGGATCGCCAGCTCGCCGATGGCGCCGTCACCACGATCCATTGGACCGTCTCGGCGCATGACGGCACCTACAGCGCCGGCGCCTATGGCTCTATCGGCCTGCCGGAGCCCGACCCCGAGGCCATGATCCCCTTCGCTGATCTCACCCCCGAGACCTGCGTGCAGTGGGTGAAAGACCACTTCGGTGCCGAGAAGGTCGCCGAGATCGAGGCCGCACTCCAGCAGCAGCTGGATCAGCAGCGCCACCCCGTCACCGGCCAAGGTCTCCCCTGGGCTAGCTGATGGCCGTCAAAGCCAAGACCGGCGCCGCGCGGATTGAGCATCAGCCCGGTCCGCCGAAGCGCACCCGCCAAGGCCGCTCGCTGCGCACCAAGCTCAGCGGGACCAGCCGTAACCCGCAACGAAAGCGGCGCTATCGCGGGCAGGGGCGGTGATCGCCTAGACCTGCAGCGAAGCCAACGATCAGGCCTGCCCTTGCCATTAGCTCGGGGAGGCCTGACCTTTCCGCTCGCTACGATGCGATCGAGCGACGGAACCCCGATGGCGGACGAACCGAAGACCGTTAGCGGCCTGTTCGCTGCCTCCCTCCCAGCTGCACTGGCCGCCGGCATGGTCGCCATCGGGGCACTCCTGATCTCGATGCAAGTGCAGTCGGCACGGATTGAGGCCACGCTGGTGCAGCTGGCCAAGTCCGTCGATGAGATCAAGACCGATGCGCGCGCTGAGCTGGCAGATCTCGATCGCCGTGTGCGCGCTCTGGAAATCGAACCCTAACCTGAGGGCACAAGCATGGACGCCATGAGCCCCGAAACTATCGCGATGATCGCCATCATCATCGCGGCCGGCAGCGAGATCATCGCCCTGACGCCGCTCAAATCGAACAGCTGGATTCAGCTGATCCTCACCGCTGCTCGGATGGCCTTCCCAAAGCGCAAGGGCTGAATCATGGCCAACGCCGCGCCGATCACGATCGAGCAGCTGTTCCGCTACTACCGGAGCCTGCCGCATCAGGCGGCCGCGATTCAGCAGCTCGAGCAGGATCTCGCCGTGAACGGTTACGCGGCAGCGATGCGTCGCGACCGGGCATGGTTCAACACATGGAGCCAGGACGGCAAGCAGGCGGATCTGGCACCAGCCTTGGCGCTGATCAAATCGTTCGAGGGCTGCCATCTGAGCGCCTACCCGGACCCGCTGAGCGGCGGCGCACCGTGGACGATCGGTTACGGAACGACGAGATACGGCGACGGGCGCGCCGTCAGCAAAGGCGACGAGATCAACGCGGTTGAGGCTGACCTGCTGCTGCGGCAGGAGGTGGATCGCATCGCCGAGAAGCTGCGCACCGCCGTGCCCTACTGGGTGGAGATGACCGACGCGCAGAAGTGCGCGCTGATCTCTTTCGCCTACAACCTCGGCTCGGCGTTCTACGGCGCCAAGGGTTTCGAAACCATCAGCCGCCGGCTGCGCGAGAAGGACTGGCCGGGCGTGCCCGATGCCCTGCTGCTCTACCGCAACCCCGGCACCAACGTGGAGGCCGGCCTCAAGCGGCGCCGCATCGCAGAAGGTGACCTGTGGGGCCGTGAGCGGCAGACCACCGGACCGATCTCCGCGATGTTCACGCCGGAGTCGCCGTTCACTCAGAAGATCACGCCGCACATCACCGCGGGTGAGTTTGCGATCGGGCAAGAGGCGCGGCGTTTCGATCACCAGCACCAGTGCGACACGGCGCTGAGGCTGGCGCAGTTTCTCGAGAAGGTGCGCGCGCAGTTCGGTGGCCGGCCGATTGTGATCACCTCTGGCTACCGGCCGCCAGCCGTCAACCGATCGGTCGGTGGCGCCAGCAGCTCAGAGCACCTCTACGACGGCATCGGCGTCGGTGCGGTGGACTTCTTCATCGACGGCGCCGACATCAACGCCGTGCAGGCCTGGTGTGACAAGACCTGGCCGCACTCGCTCGGCTACGGCGCACCGAAGGGTTTCGTCCACCTTGGCATCCGCAAGGGCGGACCTAGGGTGCGCTGGGATTACTGATCCAGCCTGTGCCCCTTCCTGACTACGAGATCCACGACCTGTGCAAGCGCCACGCGATGGTGGTGCCGTTCGATCCTGATCTGGTCAACCCGGCCAGCATCGATGTGCTGCTGGGCGATCGGATCATGATCGAGGTGGCCGAGAGCCGCGACCTGCAGATCCACGGCATCGCCGGCCACACCGCGGAGGATCCGTACTGGCTGCAGCCGGGTGAGTTCTGCCTCGCCGAGACGCGCGAGATCTTCAACCTGCCGGACTTCATCGCCGCGCAGTTCGTGCTGAAGTCCAGCCGCGCACGCGAAGGCCTCGAGCACCTGCTCGCCGGCTGGTGCGATCCAGGGTGGCATGGCAGCCGCCTGACGCTGGAGCTGAGCAACGCACGCCGGATGCACCCGGTTGCGATCTGGCCGGGCATGAAGATCGGCCAGATGGTGTTCCACAAGATGGAAGGCATCCCAGGCCGCAGCTATGCGGTGACCGGCCGCTACAACGGGGATCTGGCGGTGACTGCCAGCAAGGGCTAGCCCGTTATCTGGTGGCGCAGCGGCGCCATGCGCTGGCGGTGGATGCGACTAGGCGCCTCAGCCGGATCATCCAGCGGGATCAGGGTGTAGTCATCGCAGCCGTGGCTTTCGGCGAAGTGCTGCGCGCCGATGTGAGTGGCGAACGGCCCGACGTGC